GTATGACATAGCAGAATTAAATTTGAAGCATTATCAAATTCAATCTGATCTTGATAATATTCTTTCTGTTTCTGCTGTTCCTTTATTAGCTTTTTATGGTTTCCCTGCTAGTGCAGATGAGATTTCAGCAGGACCAGGTGAGGCGTTAAGTTTACCGCAAGAATCAAGAGCAGAATATATAAGTCCTTCTGGGGATAGTTTTGACAGTCAATTTAGAAGGTTGAACGACATTGAAAAGCAAATTAATACTCTTTCACTAGCGGCGGTGATGGGTTCCAAGCTGGTTGGTGAAACAGCAGAGGCAAAGCGAATTGATAGAAGCCAAAGTGATGCAACGCTCATGGTATTGGCTCAACAGATGCAGGATTTAGTTGATAATTGTTTGAGGTTTCATTCCATGTATTTGAATGAGCCTAACGCTGGAAGTAGTTTTGTTAATCGTGATTTTGTTAGCGCAAGATTAGAGCCGCAAGAAATCCAAAGCTTGTTGCAACTTTATACTGCTGGAACTATTTCACAGAAGACATTGCTTGATCAACTTTCGTCTGGTGAAGTCTTAGCAGATGATTTTGACGTTGAGGAAGAGTTGGAAAGTACGCAATCGGGAGGATTGATTGAAATGGATTCAGCTCCAACTGAAGCGGCTTAATGAATGTCAACTCCAGAAGCGTTTTATAGAGAGGTTATTGATTTAAACCGTTATAGCAATTCGGTTGCTGGTAAATATGCAAGAGCTTATAATGACATTATTGCAAGAGCAGCAGAAAGACTTGTTGATATTGAATTTAGGCAGCAGGGAACAATCAACGCCGTTGCACCTGAAACAAGGAAAAGATTAAGGTCACTTATCAAGCAGTCAAAAGATAGTCTTGCAACATGGTCAGGTGAATCAGCTAGGGCATTCAAGAAAGAGCTTCAAGATTTAGCAGTATTACAAACTGAATTTATCGAAGGTGAATTAAAAAAAGCTGTAGCTTCTGGAAATGTTCCTATTAATAGCGTTGCAGTCAGTAAAGGCTTTGGTGATGCTGTTGTGAGCACAGATCCAACAAGGTTGAACTTGTTTGGAAGACCAGAGGAAGAGTTTAAAAAGTTTAAGGTTGGAGATTTTGCACTAACAACAAGACGAGGTGAATTGCTGACGCTGCCTAATGGTGAGACTGTTGAAAAGGCATTTAGAGGAATAGCAGCAAAATCAAGTGAAAGACTAGGTGGAGCAATTAGGCAAGGTGTTTTATCAGGCGAAACAAATGTCCAGATTGCAAGGCGATTAATGGGGCGTTTGGATTTTAATGAATATGCAAAGGAGGGCACAAGGGCTTTTGCTTTAGCAGGAAACCAACCATTAAAGCTTGCAAATAATCAGATCAAAACGATTGTTAGAACATCAATTAATCAAGTTAGTAATGCAGCTAGTCAAAGTGTTTATGCTGCAAATAAAGATGTTGCTTCTAAATATGAATATGTAGCGACTCTTGATAGTAGAACAAGTTCAACATGCCAGAGATTAGACGGTCAAAAATTCGAGTATGACAAAGGGCCAACACCGCCACAGCATTTTAATTGCAGGTCTACAACTGTACCTGTTATTGATTATGCAGCCTTAAAAAAAGATTATCCAACATTAACGCCACCACCTGAGACAAAGATCACAACAAGACCAAGTGAAACTGGTCGAGTCCCTCAAAAAGAAAGTTATGGAGATTGGTTATATAAACAACGGGCAAAAGGAACTAATAACAAATTAAAGGCTTATGAACCTGGCCCATTGCAAATTAAAACTTTAGGAGTTGAAAAGGCAAAATATTTTAACCGGTTGGCTGCAAAGAGTAATGGTAAGGATGCTTTAAGGCAGGTTATTAGAAGTGATGGAACAGAGTTAACGCTCGCAGATTTGAAAAAGAAATATGGCAAGCCGTCAAGTATTAGACAAGATGTTGTCCCTGATGTTGCGACTTTTGCAAAACTGCCTAAAGGTGAACAAAGTACAATTAAATTCTTAGACAATCTAAAACTAAATTCTGAAGCAGAACAAAAATATTGGAAATCAGCCAAAGCTTTTAACTCTAAATTAATTCCAAAAGATCAATTTAAAACAATTACTCCAAAGCAATTAGCTCGCAGGATTGAAGACGACAAGATTGCAAAACTACAAAAGAAATTTGATAACAAAGCAAAGAAAACTTTACAACCTAAAAAAGAAGTTAAACGTGATAACAGGAAATGGAATGATCCTAGTTTCCTTGATAAAAAACTTGCAGGTGAATCAAAAACAAGTGCAGTTCGTAACACTTCAGGATTAGGTAAGACAAAATCTGAAGATTTGATGTTTAAGCCAAAGGCAGAAGAAATTGGTTTAACAAAAGCTAAATTTAAGCAAACAGAAGAAACTATAGGGCAATGGTCAGGCAGTGACTATTTTCAACTACGTGGCGTTCAGTTAAATCAAGCACAAACCGTTGGCGCTCAATTAAATCCTGCTCAAATCAAGCACTTAAAAAGGTATAGGGAAATTAAGGCTAGGAATGAAGGGGTCCGCAACGCATGGGGTAGATATGCAGATCAGATGGAGGATTATATTTCAAAGGCTCCTAAGTGGAAAGGAAAACCACAGGATTTATTAGCAGGGCAAAAAGAACCTGATGGAACAATTTTTAGAGGAATAGGTTTCCAAGACAAAAGAATTGTTGAGTCAATTGTTGAATCTTACAAAAGAGGTGATGCCAGTTTAACAATGGAAAGCTGGACTGCAAACAGAAGAATTGCGAGTGGTTTTTCTGCTGATAAACATTCAGTAATGATTAAGCAAGTCAATAAACATGGAACATCTATTGAGCCATGGAATGGTTTAGCAGAAAAAGAAATTGTTCAACCTAGAGGGGTGCGTTATAAAGTTCTTTCTGCCGAAACAAAAGAATGGGTTGAAGAAGGTGTTGAACAATCCTTTACAGAAATTACTTTAGAAGCGTATTAATAAGCTTCAGGTGGTTTCTCTGCAACACGGGTTATTTTTATGCCTAATTTTTTCATGTCTTTTGTTATTTCTTCATCCGTCCTTTTGTCTTCAGGATCTATTGAATAACCCATACTAAGATCTGTAAACCGTTCAGAGGCTCTATCTTCTTTTGCCATGATGGGGTTGAATTGATATAGACATTATTACAGGTAATAGGAGTAGAATCAAATAAGTTGCTTTTATTCTTATGTATGGCAAAAAGACACCTAAAAAAGCTATAAAGAAGAAGAAACCTTATAAAAAGTAATCATGGCAAAATCTTTACTTGAGAGATTATCTGAAGCAAAAGGCAAACCAGCCAAAAAAACAAATGAAAAGAAAGGTAAGAAAGAATGAAAAAAGGAACAAGAGTTAGTTGGCTTTATCAAGGCGTCCGTACTTATGGAAAAGTTACGGGTGTCGCTGGTAAAAGAGCTTCTATTAAGACTGCATCTGGAGGAACAGTTACTAGAGTTGGAACTGATAAAGATCCTGTAGTGAGAATCAAATCAGAATCAACAGGTAATGCTGTATTAAAAAAACAATCACAACTTAGGGCTGCATCTAAAAAGAAATGAGCATAAAAAAAGGCGGTCATACTTTTGAGCGTGTTGATAAACCGATTAGAACACCGA